GGGCAATCAATGAAGTAACTCAAACGGGCAACCACTAACTACCTCATAGGGAACGACTGAACATCATGACGAACTCACTTTCAAACGCACTTGATCGCGGCAATCTTGGCCAGATGGGTGATGGTTTTCGAGCGATCAAACTTGGCACCGCGCTAACTCTTCTTCTGACTGTTTGGGCTTATGGTGCAGTGCCCGCCGTTGGTGCCACTGGCAAGCCTGCAACTGTCGACACAATCGCGCTACCCAACAACGCCAAAGCTGCAAGCATCGTGAGCGCATACGCGCGAACCGGTACGGGTACATGTGGCCCGCTTACCGTTGTTGCTTCGGGTACCATTCCCGGCGCGGGTGAGATCGCAGTTTCACCCGATGGGGATATCGTTACAGCAGCCGCCGATGCTTACACATTGGTTGATGTGTGTTATCACCCGGTGTATGGCGATCTTGTTGAAGATCTTGAACTTACTGTGTCTTCAAACGCAGCAACGATCCCGACACGATATCAGGGCAAGGTGTTGATGCTCGTGAAAGCCGAAGCGCTCACCGGTACCGTTACCGGTCGACAATATGTTGATAAACCAGGCGCCTCGTTGAGTTCTCAAGAGTGCGCACTTGCACTCAACAAGAACACGGTGAACTTCAAAAACACCGATGCGGTTACATCATGCAAGTTGTCGTTCTTGATGTATCCAAGCGTGAATGCACATGAGACTCTGCTAGCAGAGTCAGCGTTGATCTGATATCCCTTCACGTCTACCCGGTTAGACGTGAACAACGGAGCTTTGAAAAATGCCTGAACCCAACCCTACACAGCAGCAACAACAAGCACCCGCGGGCGATGGTGTGGCGCCACCATCATCGCCTGAAAAACCCGAAACTAAGCCTGTTGATAAACCATCGCCTAAGCCTTCGCTAAGTCGCGATGACGTAGCGAGGCTTCTGCCCGATGATATGAAAGATGTAACGCAACGTATGGATGAGAAGGGTTTGATTTCTCTGCCATATGACGCGTTCATCGAGCGCATGAATCGACTTCAAAGGTCGCAACTGAAAAAACTTTTTGGAACGGATAACGTTCAAGAAGTTTTGAAGATGAAGACTGAGTATGAGTCGATGAAGAAAGAGCGCGAAGAAGCAGAGAAGGCGCGCATGAGTGAAATCGAGCGCGAACGAAAAGCTACTGAAGACGCGCGCAAAGAGCTTCAAACGTGGCAGCAAAAATACAACAAGCTTCAACGTCAAACGACGGCAGCCGAAGCCGGTAGTATGATCAAGGGTATAGCCGCAAAACACATCAACATGGCTTACGCTAGGCATGTGTTGCGCGACTTGGCCGAAGACTTGACCAGTAACTACACAGAAAAGCAGTTGTCACAGTTCACCGAAAAACACCTTGAACAATGGTTCAAGAAGTACATTCAAAAAAACCCCGTGTATGCCGCTTCACCGGTCGCACCGAGTGTACCCGCTGCTGACCCTAAGCCTGCACCTAAACCGCAAGCTAAACCGAAAGTAGGGGTAACGACGGGGCCGAAAGGTGCGCGGCCAACACCGCAACCTTCGGGAACCAATGCACCCACGATGATCAACGGTAAAGACGTTCGACCGGGTAAGCCGAACTCGATGACCAAACAAGAGTTCGAACAACTCAAGAAGTCGATGGGTATCAACGTTTGATGTTTGGAACTTGACGGCGCTAGGGGGCGTCGTTCAAGGGTACTAAGTCTAGCCTACGCCGAACGACCGGTTTCTAATAGTCGGACCCTTCAAGGCTGAGACAATCTCACACGAAAGGTCTAAACACATGGCAGGCGTAGTCGTAGGCATTCCCCCAGTTATTCTCGACATGGTTCAAAAAGGGTTGATCGAACGCGGCTTTCATGATGCGTTGTTTCCAACCCTCGCATATCGACAAGAAGCAACCTTCGAAGAGTGGGGGGCTAACACCGGTGAAGAAATCGTGATGTCTCGCGCGGGTTTGTTGCCACCCAACACAACCCCAATCACACCCGGTACTGACCCTTCACCGAAAACCCCAACGTATGAGCAGTGGACGGCTACACTAGGCCGTTACGCTGACACCATGGATACACAGATGCCGACAAGCGCAACCGCTGCGGCTAACCTGTTTATGCGCAATATTCAAACGCTCGGATTGCAGGCCGGTCAATCGGTCAACCGTTTGCCACGTAATCAACTCTTCAAGTCGTATTTGTCGGGTCATACAGTAACAACTGAGTCAGCCGGTGCGGGTGCAACAACCATTCACGTTGCAGCGCTCAACGGCTTCACCGATGTGTTGATCGTTTTGCAATCGGCACGTGCTATGCCCGTATCCCCTGCTTACCCCTTGCAGGTCAAAATCGCGGGTATCGGCAACCGTAATGTGATCGGTGCTTTGCCCGATGATCCTACCGATCCAAGCGGGCCGGGTACCTTGTTCTTGTCGGCTGCTCTCGGTGGTTCGGGTGTTGCCGCTCGCGTTGCCGTTACTTCATCCGCTGCGCCTCGCGTTCTTCGCGCGGGTGGTGGTGCTTCGATCGATGCCATCGGGCCGGGCGATATCTTCTCATTGCAAGACGCGATCAACGCTACGGCGTACCTACGCCAAGCAAACGTTCAACCGCATCCGGACGGTTTGTTTCACTGCCACATTTCGCCACTTGCTAACGCGCAAGTGTTCGCAGATCCCGCGTTCCAACGTTTGAACACTGCGTTGCCTGAACATGCGATATATCGCGAGGGCTTCATCGGTACACTTGGCGGCGTCATGTTCATCATGAACACAGAATCCCCCGATTCTGTGAACTCGGGTACTGCAGTCTCAACGGGTACCAATGCACAGTACAGCCGCGACATCGGTGCAGAAACCATCAACGAAGATGGTACGTTGATCGGTCGTATGATCCTCACCGGTCGTCACTGCATTTATGAACGTGGGCTTGATGAAGCGACGAACTACGTGAGCGAAGCCGGGTTGAACGGCAAGCAAGGCGAGTTCGACATCATCAACAACAACATTCAAGTCAGTACCGATCGCATTCGGTTGATCATGCGCGCACCACAAAACCGTTTGCAAGATATCGTTGCAACAACGTGGTCAATCTCAACATCGTTCCCGGTGCCTTCGGATATCGGGGCGGGTGGTCCGCAACGCTTCAAGCGAGCGATCGCGATTGAGCACGCAATCGGTTGATTAGTTCGCAGTTACCCACAACCACAACAAGGCCCTTCGGGGGCCTTTCTTTTTGGAGTAAACACAACATGTCTGCACCTGCAAAAATGCTTGTTCTCGTAGGCTTCACAGCGGTGTTTGATGGCACTAGTCAAACGTTCAAACCGGGTGATACGATCGTTAGTTCGACCGATTCAAAGCATGCCGATGCTATTTGGAATAACTACAATGGTGACAGTTATGTGATGAACTACGCTTCAATTGGTTCATCACTAACGGACGAACTAGCAACGGTGATCAAACGAAGATCGAAAGGCGATAATAACGAGCTAGCGATCCGCTTGTTGATAGGTAGAATCAAAGATCTTCTTTGACGTTTACCCGGTTAGACGTAAGAACGGAGAACGAAAAAATGGCGCGCAATAAACCAGTTCAGCAACAACAACAACACCTTGAAGATGGCATGAAAAACCAGGCCGCCGCGGTATCAGCAGCGGGGGGTACTTCGGGTGAACCACCCACCGATCAACATGATGTTTCGATCTTGTCAGCGAAACCCGTAGCGAGATCGAAACAAGAAGCGGTCGTTCAACCTAAACGATACCGTGTTGATGTCGGTGGGTATGTGGTGATTGATGGCATTAGAACACCACTTCGACCGGGTAAGATCATTCGTTCGTGTGATTACGACATCGACAAGCTGTTGTTGCAGGGTATTCAACTAACGGACCTAACACCACCCGAAGAACCACCATCAAGTGAAGAAGAGTCGAGTGAAGAAGAGTCGACTTCTGACGAGTAAGAGTCAATCTTTGCTGTATGTCCGATCCCGCTGCATTGACGCTTGAAGAACGCGCACAAATACGCGATCACATGGGGTTCATGAACGTTTCAAGCGTTCTAACCTATCAACTCGGTGTACCCGCTGCTGTCGAGCAAAGTTTTTTGATTGAAGGGGCAATGAATAAGATCTTGCCCGAAGCTTTGGCCACCGTTCGTCAACACCTTGGAGTTCTCAACACTATACGTTGTGCAATGGTTGAGAACCTTGATCTACTTAGTGTCAACCGTGTTGGTGACATCGAAGTCAATCGTAAGTTGATGACAGAATATCAAACACAATATGATTGGTGGCGACAATCACTAGGTAACTTGCTAGGTGTGATCCCTAACCCGTTTGACAAACGAGCCTTCGGGCGATCACTCAACGCAAAGGTGCATTCATGAAAACGTTCGGTTTCAGAGCAACACTGGTTTTCAGTCTGATGTTGATAACATCAACGGCTTCTTGTTCGTATTTGACCAAAGCTGAATACGCACGTGAAGAAATAGTACGCGAATCAAATCGTGCGATCTCTGTTCTTGAAGTGTTCCAATCAACTGCAGAAGTTGCTTATGAAGCAGAGCAACGCGCGGTTGTCGTTCAAGCTGTTCAAGAGAAAACCACCGAAGCCGAAGTTGTGGCGAGGGTGAAACGTGTTCGCGATCGTTGGGCTCCCCTATGGGTGAAGTTCGACCAGTTGCGCGAGTTGAACAAGGTATTGAAGTTGACCCTTGATCAATCGTTGAATGCCACCGAAGTTCCTAAAGCGTTGAAGATGATTGAGCAGTTTGCACAAGCACAACGCGAAACCGCTGAACTCTTCTCGACGTTGAAAGGTACCAAAAAATGAACGCTCTAGCCGCCGTCATTTCATTCGCTTCTTTCTTGATCGAACAGTTCCCCGATCTCGAAGAAGAGTTTCAAAAAGCCCTTGTTGGGTGGTCTAAGACTGATGAAGGTAAAGCGGTCACACTCGCGCTGATTTCAGAAGAGAACCACGAAGACATTGATCGAAGCATCGATAAACTCATTGCCGAACAATGGGCTGAGCGATGAAGATCAAACCACTAACCCCCGATCAAGCGAAACACTCGCTTGTGAACAGGTTGCAAAAAACTGTTGATCGTGTTCGTCAGATCCCGGTCAACTTTGGGTTGCGTTCTCAACGGGTGTTTTTGGTTTGGACTAAATACACGGGAAGCGAACGCGGTGAAGGGCGTGAGGTTGAGATTAGACGCAAAGAAATACTACCTACGCCCAAGGTTGGGCCGATGAACGCGATCTCGTTTGCAGCGGTCACCGGGGGCATAATGCCAGTGGGTTCGCAGCGTGTTCAGAACGTGAGTTTGTCTTTCACAGCAGACGAACTCGAAGGCTTGTGGATACCCGAACCACATGAAGAACGCGTACCTGAACCATATCGTTTTTATTACGAGATCGCAGAAGATGGCAGGGGAGATCGCGCGCCACTACGTCAACGGTTTAGGCTTGCCGCTAAACCGTGGCGCAATGAAAGTGCCATTTCATGGGAACTAATACTTGAACGGGTTTCGGAAGATCCCGATCGAAGTGGTAGAACACCCGATGAATGAAACACGCGGTATCCCTCAAGAAAGTAAATCAAGAACTTGATCGAATAGCGCAAGCTAACCGTGAGGCTGCTTTGCGTGGTGTTCGTGCCGCTGCGTTTCGTATTCAACAACTAATCATAACCGAGACAATACCCCGAACGATACCGCAACCGGTTGATCGCGGGTTGTTTCGGGCGGGTTGGGCTGTTGACCTTATCGACAATGGGGCGCGCTTGCGCAACTGGGTACCATGGGCCGCGTTTATCGAGTACGGGGTGAACCCGAAGAAGGTGAAGATCGGTCGAGCTATGATCGAAGCACTAGCCGAATGGGTGCGACGAAAGGGCATAGGCGGAACAACCAAGAACACCCAAGGCGGGCCGGTTCTTGTCACGAAGCCGGGTGTTCAACAAGCGATGGCTATTGCATGGGCCATTGCTACGAACATGAAGAAGACAGGCATACACGGCGGATCGGGTGGCAAGGGCATTTTGGGGGGCCGTGGGATACTTCGGCGAACTATGGTGTTTGCACCGAAGATACTTGAAGCCGAAGTAACAAGAGAACTTGAAAAGGTGCCATGAACAACACGCTACAACCCGATAAACTGAACGCGATCCCCGTTGATTCATCGGTGCAATGGAATGAGGCACCGGGTGAACTAGTCCACGTGTTCAAAGATGCGCGTCATGTGGCACTTGAAGCGCTTCGCGATGAGTTGTGTTCATTCACTTTTTTTCGAAGTGTTGACAACCCGTTCAAGCTCTCGGTTGATAACTTTCACGTTGACGGTATCGACTCAGAAGACACGTTTGCAATGCCTGCTGTTGCTGTATTGCCTACAGTCGAAACTGTGATCGCTACTATTCAACCGAGCTTCATTGAATCTTCGTTCAATGTGTTCAAGCGAGGTTATGCGCTTGTTAGGTTGAGTGAGCATACCGAAGAAATCACGCTTGAAGTTTGGACTGCTACAAAGTCAGAACGCCGCGCTATCTTGTCGGCTACCGATCAACTGTTTTCACCGGTTCAACAAATGACCGGGCTTCGTTTGATCCTGAAAAACTATTGGCATCAACCTTGCCGCTTCACGTTGGAACGAATCGAGCGCGCGAACGAAGATGGGTTCAAAAATAGGTGGCGCACATTGATACATTTGACGCTTGATATACCCATTGTGCGACTTGTACCCGTGGTCAATATGGTTCCAATGGTGGGGGTTGTTGATGAATGATTTTTGGAGCGTTTACAGGGCAGTGTTACCACACAACTACAACCGAAAGAGCAAACCATGGCATCTAGCTACGTTCGTCGTTTCACTTTCGATCCCGGTCTCGATGTATTGCTTGAGATCGAATCGATCAACATTCTTGATCTTGATCCCGAAGC